AAAGAAGCTAGGGAAACCGCGAACAAAACAAAGAAACTACAAAAGGAAACAGCGAAATTAGAAGTGAAAGAAGCTAGGGAAACCGCAAATAAAGCAAAGAAACTACAAAAGGAAGAAAAATAATAACAACAATATATATATATATCATATAATATGTCTGGTGTAGAATTGTCACGTTTAATAGCAGATGGAGATTTAGATAATGTAAAGCTTTTATTAGAAACAGGTACTAAAGAAGAAATTGAAAAATATATAGAGTATAAAAGTAAATTTGGTGATACTCCGCTTATATCGGCATCAATAAAAGGTTATTTAGGAATTATGAAACTTTTGATTTTTCATGGTGCTGACGTAAATTCTAAGAATGAATCTGGCAATACTCCACTTATATGGGCATCAAAATTTGGCTATTTAAATATTGTGAAACTGTTGATTGATAATAATGCTGACGTAAATTCTAAGAATAAGGATGGTAAAACACCGCTTATAATAGCGAAAAAAAATGAACGTTTTGATATTGTAAATTATATATCTGGTGTAGAATTGTTAATTTATTTAACAAAAGGAGATTTAAAGCAAGCAAAAGACTTATTAGAAAATACAGCTGATATTGATACACAACATAAAGATAAGAGGGGTAATACCTTACTTCATTTAGCGTCAAGCAGAGGTTATTTGGAAATTGTTGAAATTTTGATTCATAATAAGAATTTCGATATAAATGTTAAAAATAATAATGGTTATACACCATTACATTCAGCAGCAGAAGGTGGTCATTTGGATGTTATTATATATTTGATTGATAATAATGGTGATATAAATATTAAAAATTCAGATGGTGATACTGCCATTTTATTAGCGATACAAAATAGTTATGCAGACAAGACACGTGATAGTCATTTTAATATTGTAAAATATTTATTTGATAATAAAGATAAAATAAAACTTACATATGGTTATAACCCGCTAATAGAAATTGCAAAACAAAATGACAATCCGAAGGTGGAGGAATATTTTACTGCAGAATATGCTGATATAAAATTTGATAATGACAAGAGAAAAAAAGATCTTATTCGTGCAGCAAAAGAGAATAACGTGAAAACTATCGATCCAATAATATCAGAAATATTAGCAGCTGAAGGTATATCTTTCGCCCAGGAAATAAAAGATTGTAACAAAGGGTTTGCGACAGAAAGAACGCATGATGTATATTATTATGATAATTGGGACAAGTATGATCGTTTTGTCACCTTTTCCGATGGACATTGTTACAGTTTTGAAGAAATTAAAAATATGCATGAAAGTAAGGCTAAAAGATTACCATTAACTAATAATAATTTGGATGAATTCGATTTATATAATATTAGTATTGTTATAGAATTACTTGGTTTAATAACAGATTCAAAAACAGAAATTAATGTTTACGATAACGCGAGGAACAATGATCCAGAAACAAAATTTAATGTTTACGATAACGAGATGAACAATGATACGAAAAACGAGAGGAAAGGCGGATACATCAAAAGTAAGAAAACAAAAAAAAGTAGAAAAAATAAAACAAAAAAAGGGAAAACAAAAAAAAACAAAAAAAAGAAGTAGCGAAATTATAAAAGATAGACGCCGAAAATTACAAGTAGTAAATAGTAAATTATATATATATATATTGTATATATATTGTGTGTATAGTATACAAATGGACGAAGTTGATAAAATAACACTCGAATTATTGATGAATAAGTCACAATATAATAGATATTTATCTATTAAAGATCCAAATAAATATGATGAAATTCAACAATATCTAGATAAAGTAGAAAAATACAGAGACCAAGTCATGAAAATAACACGCGAATATTGTGATAATCAAAACACACAAAAATCGACAGAATTAGACGAAGTGTTTTCACATTATTTGAAATCCTGCATCCGATTTATTGAAATGAAAGAATTGGAAGAAGAACCAAAATACGAAACGGAAATAGAAGACACAATATTCGAACATTGTTCAAATATGAAATCATTTTGGGGAAAAGGGGCAACGAAAAAAAAAATGTGAATATAGTATAATGACAACACGAAATAAACGAAAAAAATATAAAAAGTCAGGCGGCACTAGAAAAAAAACATCAAAATGTAGTCCAGCTGTGAAAGGTAATACAATAAATAAAAACAGTTGTATTAAAAAATCATTATTATCGAATACAATTTTTGAAGGAAATCAGTCTATACGAGATGTTATAGACGAATGCACAAATGATGATAAATGCATAATATCCAAGATAACAGATGATAATAAACGTCGGGAGATAGAAAATATTTCATTTGTCCCAAAACAACCATCTGAATGGAAACTAAATATAAACGAATGGTTATCCGATGCAGATATACTTCAGGTTATATCACAATATGAAGATGCATATAAAGAGTTTATATTCATGGGACCATCTTATATAGATTTTGATCATAAACTATACGCAAACGAATGCGTTGAAAATTCATTATGCAATTTCTCTTTGCAAGAATGTATAAAAAATGGACATACGAAAATAGGTATTATATTTAATTTAGACGATCATACAAAATCGGGCTCACATTGGGTTTCGCTATATATAGATGTTAAAGGCAAGTATATGTTTTATTTTGACAGTGCAGCAAACCCAATTCCTAAAGAAATTACAATATTAGTAGAACGGATTAAACAACAAGCAAAATTACTCAACATGCGATTTAAATTACATACCAATGGTGGGTTTGAGCATCAATATAATAATACAGAATGTGGTATGTATTCATTATTTTTTATAATTACCATGCTTACGAACCAATATGAGAACAAGGTATTTAAGAATACAAAACAAAAGATATCATTTTTTAAAAAACATCGTATTTCCGACAAATATGTCGAAGAATTACGTCATGAATATTTCACATCATAAAATTATATCATAATATTATAGATTATGAAAACTGTAAAAAAACGCAAATTGAAAAACACAACAATTAAACGTGGAAAAATCAAAGGTGGGACAGTGGGAAATACCAAACTCCATCTGGTGGTTCGTAAATCCAAACTAGATAATAATCAAAAAAACTTGATATATGACCTAATAATAGCAAAACCAGCATTTCCGTTCATTAGTGATTATATACTGTATTCTATGAATACTGTAGACGAAGCACTTGCTTTAATCAAGCCAAAACAAGATAACGAGAAAAGTAAATTTGCTATCAAACCAACTGAAACCTCACTGACTAAAATAGCTAATGATAATGAAGTAAGCAGACAAATAATTGAATATGGATACAACGAACCGAAATAAAAATAATAAGTGTTCAAAGATATATAATTATATTTCAAAATATAATTATCTAAAGGTAAAATCACAATATACATCAATGTCATTGTATATAAGTTTAGAAAACCAAACATTGTTATGGAACACAATACAACAAATTCAGTTGTTACATGACCAAATTCCAGCATACAAACAACAAGAATGGTTTAAACAAATTATCGGAAGTTTCTACCAAAATAATAAGGGTAACACTTACGTCCTACATCAATTGAATAAAGATACAATCCAATATATGATAAAATCACTTAAACCTGAACCACATATAGAGACTAAAATTAACGAACCTATACATGATACTGCAATTGAAAATATGGAGGAACTATTACATCAACATATGAATCAAAGAGACTTGGATTTACAACCACCTGATATTGTAGATTTGCGTCGTATAGTAAAACAACTGCAACAAGATGTAGCTCTATTAAAAAAATCAATTTCCGAGACGAAGGAAGTTACCGAGTAATGTCTTTCCTTTCTTTTCATTCTCTATAGATTTCAATGTAGCCTCATGTTGTTTTCGCATAATAACGCGTTCGTGTTCTTTTTGTCGCGTTTCCAATATACGTTCGGATTCACTATTGTCGAACGGGGTTAGGGTAGCCCGACCCCGTTCTTGCATGAGATGATCCATAGAATTATATTTCTGAACTGAATCAAAATCACGTTCACTCACTGACATAACTGTTTGGTCTTTGTGAACCTTCCGTAAGTCATCAAATTTTAATTTACTGAACGGGTCACATGTTACATATCCATCATCGGTTTCATCATCATATAAATTTGTTCCACCACCACCAAGTGTTTTTATACCAGTATTTCGCAAAACAACGGAATTCGACGATTTAATAGTGTCAAATGCATTATTCATATTGCTAACTGATATATTTTCCAGATTATTATATATTGGTTCGTTATTCTTAAACCACTCATTCTTACTTGGGTCTGGTTTTACCGACACATTTTGTTCAAATAACTCATTAAATTTCTTGTGAAAATCTTCATTTTTTATACCACTTATGGTTTTTTTCACATTTTTGTCAGTTTCGTTTATATGTGAATATATAGTGTCAGTATTGGGTTTTCGCGTGTGTCTTGTTTGCTCATTATAATAACCGATCACAATATCAAATGCTTTTTTATAAAATAAGAAATAATCCGCTGATAATCTCGATTTGTCTGGATGTAACATGAGAACTTTCCGTTTGGCTTTTTTTATGCCTTCTGTATCTATATCATAGTCAAGATCAAATAATCCAAGTATTTCTTCCAACGAATACATATGTATATTTAGATTATGAGATGTCATATGAAATTAATATAGGATATTGTTTTAATATATTTTTCTAAAAATATATAAAAAGTATTCGTCTTGAAATACAATAGAATATATGGAAATAATCACTGAAATAAAAAGTCTTACATCATTCGGTGATATATTAAAGAATAATCCAGGCATTGTAATTGTGAAGTTTGGTGCGACTTGGTGTGGACCATGCAAACTAATTGCGAAGCGGGTACATGAACTAATGCATACTATTATGAATGTTTATAAAGAAAAAGTCATTTGTTATGACATTGACGTTGATGATTGCTTTGAATTATATGCATTTTTAAAGTCAAAAAAAATGGTAAATGGAATTCCTGCAATCTTGGTCTGGGATATTGGAAATTTAACATTTATACCGAATGATAGCGCAATAGGTTCTAATGTGAACCAAATAAATTTATTATTTGATAGATGTTCGAATAAGATAAGTTTACTCAAATAGCCTACTCATTTCCAATAGTAAACACTCGTTTTATAGTATAATTAACAACGTTACATTTTTTTTGATAACAACAAATGATTGTCATCAAAAATTGAAAATAAAAAAAATATAATATAATATAGGTATAAAATAATGGGACGAATTGTAAAATGCAGTGAATGTAAAATTAAGATTGGGTTGTTCGGATTGTCTTGTAGATGTAAAGGCGCTGATAATATACCTCGTATATTCTGTTCTTTGTGTATAACTCCCAAACCTATTGATATCGGAGGTCATATTTGTACTTTTGACTATATATGTTACAACCGCGAACAAATCATGAAGAACAATCCTAAATTGGAATCATCTAAGATCAAACTTATCTAGATTTACGTGTTTTCTTTTTCTTTTTGTTACCACCAAACACTGGTTTTGTAAAATCTGGTAATGGCGATTCAATATTTGATACCCTTTCCATTAAAGATGGTTCTTCCGAGGGTTGTGTAATACTATCAACGAATGAAGGAGCCGAAGGAGTAAATCTTTCACCTATGAATGTAGGTAACGATGCTGTAGCTACAGCACCTATAGATGTGTCAACTTGTCCCTTTGTATCAACAAAGGTCATACCCGTCAAAAATACTAATAAAATCCCAGTTAAACCATATCGAATAAGAGGAACACCATTAAATGTAAACATATCTGCCATTTTATATAAGATAATATAATAAACAATAAGGTGTGCCTATCTATAAAAAAATGAATGTTATAATTTTTATTTGCTATAACAAATAAAAATTTTTATAATATCTTAGTGCTAAGAGTATTTTTCATAGGTTTGACTGACCTACCGCCACCACGAACGCGATTGAGTGCTTGGCGCTGAGAATTGGTCTCGTCGCCTGACATGAATGACAATGGAGAACCATTCGTTCCTATACCAAGTTGACTTACTCTAACATTCGCCGTAACCTGTGACGCGTCTTTATTACCATACCATTTTTTCTGCTGTTGAATATTATTTGTTTCTAAACTTAATGGCATAACTCTCATATAATTCATACGATTCATAGCAAACATATTATTACCATCAGATACCCCATCCTTTGCAGGCATAACCCGTACCCCTGTCAATATACCATTATTTAATCCACGTAAAATCGGCTGACCATTCGACATTTATATAATATCCATAGATATAGATTATCACTAAATAGTGTTTCTATTTCTCCATTTACTCTTTACTTCATATGAAACCTTTGTTCGCATATGTTTCTCATACGCCTCGGGACAGTCATAATACAATGTAACTGGATTAACCCCGTCGCCAACTGTGGTCATACGAACTCTAAAGTAATTACGTTCAGCTATAGTACCCACTCGATCTTTGCTGCGATTACCGAAAACTGGGTCTCTAATCAAACGTCCAGGGTTCCAAAATGTAGAATACATACCAATTTTCTTTATCTTTCTATTAACACGAGTAGTAGTAACGTAGTAATCTGGATCCAATGATTTTACATCCACTATCGATAATCGTTTTTGACTCGAATTAGAATCAACAACTGAGACACAATCCATATCCATTTCGCTTTCACTTTCACTTTCAGTTTCGCTTTTGTGCGTGTCTTCGTAACTCATTATGTAGACTATATATACTGTATATCGTTATATAAAATATACGCTTTATATAACTAAAATATATATTTAAGTAGTATACGATGACTACAAATAATAACGTACCTTTTATACCCGGACCTGCTATATTCGGATTATGGCAATCCAGATCTTCTGAAGAATCGAAAGAGAAACCAGTTGAAAATGAAATTATAAAAAAAATGATTGAAATATTAAAATACATATCACATCCTATTGTATCGTTAATATACGATAATAATAATAATGAAATACCATTACAATACACACAAAAAATACAAGTGTTAATTATATTTATTTTAATAGTTTTAGCATTCGTATTATTTTTATCAAGTGGTGTATATCAATTTTTTTATAAAAAATCAAAGTCATCTTGCAAGGATATACAATTTAGAACAATATCATATATGACTTGTATGTGGATTATTATGTTTGTTTTAATTATTATATTTTTTCCACGATTACAAAATGTCACGAAGTGATTCTATAGCATCCTTACTAACGGTATCTTTCATGTTATCATGAACCTCATCTATGTGAGGTTTTCGTCCGACTGTATCGGTAAAAGATTTGACATATTTTCTTATTCTTTCATGTTCTATTTTTAATGTAGCTTCGTGCTCTATTTTATCGGTGCTTTGTCGTTGTTTCATGTTAAATTCAGCATCTTCTTTTTGGTTTGCTTTCTGAACTAATTCAAGTATACTATTTAATTCTTTTAATGGTTTATTATCGGAATCTAAAAATTCATTGTCTAAATCATCATGTGTTTTATACTCTATATTTTCAATATTCCTGTACCAATGATGTCTACTTTCATTGGCAGATATTAAAGTATTACAAATATCAGGTTTATATAGGTCCTCAAATCGTTTTCGTTCAACAGAACCTGGTCGTCCTTTAAATGTTGTATTAAATTCATTCACTACTTTTTGTGGTATTGCTGGACTAGTTTCCATAAGACGATCAAATTCCATTCTACATATTTTCAGAAATTGTCCAGCGTCTGTTCTCTCGTCTGGGTCTTTCGCTAGTTCAATACGTATATTTCTAGCGAATTTATCCCATGAAATAGAAGAGATCCGATGCGCTTCATTCAATTCAGATATTTTCAAATATTGCTGTATTGTAGATAATATACCTATGAAAATGTTTATACTACCTATAACAGCTGGAGCGTATAATTGCAAATTCAATGGTAAACTAGACTGAGCAAATGATGCAGTTCCGGTTATAGTGGAAAGTGTAATAGCAGGTATTGTAAACCATGCATGAGCTACACTTAATTTTGCATGAGCTCTTGTATTTAACCATTTATAGCATTGGGCTACATCACACCATTCTACCATCATAACTTCATTTTCGGGAGACCATTTTACGGGTTTATCTTTCTTCGATGAATTTATACCTATTTTACTTTCGGAAGTATCTGACTGGGTTTCGGATGATTTAAATTTTTCCATATCTTATACATTGGGTAGAAATTTTATTTTCCATTGCATATTTTTTCAATACTATTTGTTTCATTTTTCTGTATATCTAAAAATGGAATATCTTCGTGAATTGTTTCTATTGTGCATTCTTGTTTATCAATCGTTATTAATAATTTTGTTGGTTCTAGTTCATAAATAACTGAGACTATATCTTCAGTTTTTTTTGTATGATTTTCATCGGTTTTATGGTTTGTTAAAATTTCGTCCTCAATCTCGTGTATAAAATTCATTATCTTAGTTAATACCTTTTCTATATACGTCTGTTGTGATAAATGATAAAAGGATAAATAGTCGTAGTATAATGTAATTTGTTCGCATAATATATTGTTCTCATATGACAAAGTAGAAATAAAACTTGTAACCGATAACCCAACGCGCATCGTTAGAGTGTGATTATTAATTTCCTCTTGTTTTGATATAGATAAACTCTGTAATTTTTCTAAAATTTCAATTATATGTTGGTGGATAACTATCAAGTTTTCAACAGTAAATTCGGTAAATGGGTCTAAATCTTTATATGCAGTAATATAATCCGATGATATTGCGATATTTATGTTGTAATCTTTACATTGTGATTGTATTATGTTATAGAGTTTATAGTAATCACCATACATGCGATTAAATATTAAAGCAATCATTTTTTGGAACTGTTCCAATTCAATTCGTAATATTTTATACTGGAAATACATTGAATCAAGACAATACAAGTAAATCTTTTTTGAATTGTGTTTTACTAAGCCGTTATATTGCGTTTTTATTTTCTCTATGCTATCATTTAATGCATCGCGTTTTGTTTGTAATTCTGTCCTTAAGCAAAGAATAGATTTAAAGTCTGTCTGTAATTTTGGTATATCACAAATCATATTATACTATATATTATATATTATACGAGGGTCTATTATAATTACGTTAATTTCATATTGAATGATCTTTTCATAAAATTGATTTATAAAAAACAATAATTGAAATATTTTAATAGATCGGTATTATATTATTACGAGAAATGAATACGAAAGGTTCTCGTTGCTCTATTAACGGAAAAAAATATGAATTGGAAGTATATAATGTAGTTAAAAAATGTGTATTAAACGGAGTTATATTTAATACACAAAATGAAGATGAATTAGGTGATTGTAGTTCTAAAAATGATATCGAATGTAATATGAACTCAATACAGGATATATCAATTGAAATAAAAAAATCTAAAACTCCAGATTGGATGCAATGCTCTTTAAAATATGACAATATAAGTAAAAAATGGCTAGGGAGTTCAAAAAATAAAATACCAAAAGTTTCAAAAAAAATATTTGAATGTCTTGTTTCAAATGTTACATTATTTAATGGAAACATACCACCTTTTATGTTACAAGATATAACACACGAAGAATGGAGAAAGATAAAAAATGAAACAACTGATTTCAACGATACATATATTGATTGCCCGATCGATACTATAATGAAATTATACAGTGAAAAGGGCAATTCGTATATACAAATATCTGACAAGGGACTTTATCATTTAGGTAATGATATTTGCAATTTTAATGTTCCTGCCTTTGTGTGCGAACAGCGATTAAGAGTAAGAACTAAAATACACGAAAGGAAAAATAAAAAAGGATTTTGTAAATTGTCTGTTACAATTGCTTGCCAACCTAAAAATATAAATAATTTAGTAAATAGTAAATATAGTTTAGATAATGAAATAACATTACCAAAAGAATTACTGTATAATGACGGTCAAATTATTTTGAAATAATAATAATTTCTGATGATGCTTTAGATGTGTTCATTCCGTAACTCCAATTTACATCTATTATTATATAGTCTTTATATAGAGTTCTAATATAATCGCAATTATTATATGTAACAATCCAGTTTTTTTTTATATTTAATAATTCAAATAATAATTTATGATTAAATCCTTCATGCATATCCCCATTATTTCCATATAGATTTGATTTACTTTCTAAATAATAAGGAGGGTCTAAAAATAGTAACGGGTTAATAGTAGTCAAATTATTTGTAATATAATTTGTAAAATCATAAAAATCGTTATTGTATATTTCAATATATGTAAGATCAAGAGCTTCTATTTTATTTATTGATGATGGAGTAAATCTTTTGCTACTAGCTTCTTCTGAAAACCCACCCGATAAAGTTGAACCACTAAATGAACATCTATTTATAATAAAATATTGAATTGATTGTTGTAATAAATTAGCGTTTAAATTCATAATTGTATTTCTATAAGATGTAAATTGTTGCTTTGAAACTGATTTTATTTTTCTCAACTCCTCGCATAGTATAGTTTTATTTACTTTCACTTGTTTCCAAAAATTATACAATGGGGTAAACTTATCATTTACTATTAATTTTAAACCATATTTATTCTGTAAATAAAACTCGAACGACCCTCCACCAAAGAAAGGAGAAATAATTGTATCAAAACCAGTTATATCAAAATGCTGTAAAATAATATCATCAATAATTTTACACGCTCTTGTTTTCCCACCTGGATATCTAAGTGGTGATTTATTAGTAGTATGAATAAATTGTGATGTATCAATCAAAATATTATTTGAATTATCATTAATATTATGGTTTTTTGAGCTGATTATTTTTATTATTTCATCTTTGCGTTTTGATTTACATTTAGTTATACCCAATTTATTACATTCAACTAATAGTTCTTTTTTAGACATTTGGGATAATTTCATTTTAGATATATTGTTTACAGTAATATTTTGATATATATATATTTATTTATTTAATTCATTCAATTTTTCTTCAAGTACGTTGCATATTGATATAATTATTTTGCAAGTTTGTGTTTTACTTGGATTTTTTACCCATTTTATATATAAAGATGAAGTATTAAAAGTTTTGCATCATCTGGGGTTTTTCAAAGTCGTATAAGGACAATAAACCTATTTATATATAATTCGAAAGTCTATAACATCAGTCCCGCGAACTGATACTGAAATATATAATATTTCTAAAACCTAAATATTATATTCTATTATATCATATGTTCGTATACATCACATACACAATTATAGGTCTATTAGCAGGATTGTCAATGGGAACCATTGGTATGGGTGCGGGACTTGTAACTGTGCCTTTGTTATCGCTTACTGGTTTAGAAATTAAATCTGTTATAGCAGTTATAATGGTTATGCAACTTTTACCGCAATCTATCACTGGAGTTATTGCTTATAGAGAACATATACAATGGATACCAACGATCATAGTCATTACCGGTAGTTTATTTGGTATATGGTTAGGTTCTCATCTAGTAATGTATAATTATATTACTGAACAAATGATATATCGTTTATTGACCGTATTTTTATTGGTAAGTTCCATTTATTTCTACATAAATCATTGGTAAAAACATTTAATTTCACAAAAAAACATTAAAATCGCATATAAAGATAATAAAGCATATTATATGTATATATATGACAGTCTATACGTCAGTTGCATTATTCGCGTCTCCCATTATATTACTACAAATGTATAAGAGATGGAATCATTCTGAACGTATATACATGGACAGGTCTATTACGTATAAACAAGTGACTTACAATCATCGCGAAATTCCAAAATTGATAGAACATCCTACAGAACTTATATGGGGTTCGTCATTATATATGTGTGTGTATCAAATGGGTGTTGCACACGCAATATGTAGTAAAATAAAACACCAAAAATTACTGAGTAACATACTAATATCCGGAGTTTCAGGTGGTTCTGTAACAGCTTTATCTATGACTGCTACTCTACACGGAGTAGGTGATATGCAACAATGGTATGAATACTATTTGCGGAAAATGAGTATTGAGTCATCTTATTACAATTGTTTATGGCGGTCACAAACTGCTTGGCATTGTGTATATGAAAGTATTTGTGTATGTTACCTATTTGGTATGAAACCGATAGATTGGGAGACGAGATGTAAAGTTTTCACTACCGAGTTGACTAGCTGGAAGTTAAAGATATTAAATACATTTCCAAATGCACATAGTTTAGCGGATGCGGTTACAGCGTCTAGTTTTATTCCATTAATTATGAGTCCTTTTTTATATTTCTTAACACGCGATAGCAAAACAAATGAATTGGTTAGATTTTTAGACGGAGGATTTACATTTAATTTTAAAAATTATAACCCATCAAACGATGTGGTGAATTTCTCGTTTTTCCATAACAAAATAAAACATTTACCGAGTTCAAGTGATGGATTTACAAGAACGCATTATAGTATCTCGAATGGAGGTAATTATATAATGGACAATTTTAAAATTATTAGTGATGTAAAACTAGCAGACGAACTATTTAATAAAGGATATGAATTTGGTTGTAAAAATCTACCAGAAATTAAATTATTATTGCAATTATAAATTATTATTTATCTTAAGTCGATAGTGATGTAAATATTGATTTATTGCAAATAGAATATAATAAAAATAATATATAAATAGGTTTCATAAATAATACACATACATATGGAAAATTTAGATAACTTTAAATCTATCATCCATGATTTTACGGTAGATTTGAGTAACACATTCCCAGAATTCTCTCATTTTTGGACAAAGTGGACAACCGCCGATGAAGATGAATATAAAACATTATTTCAATATTGTATTACTGTATTACCCGAGCGTTTCTTTGATATTATTTATCAGAATGCAGAGATTTTCGATTTAAATAATGAAACCAATGTAACATTTTTACCGGATGTGAATTTCAAAGTTCTATATAATTGTGAGGGTGTAAGCGAAAATACTAAAAAGACAATATGGAAATATTTACAGCTAATCTTATTTAATGTTATTGGATCTATTGATGACAAATCCAAATTTGGCGACGCGGCTAATATCTTTGACGGGATCGATGATACTACATTACAGGATAAATTAAAGGAAACCATGTCAGGTCTGGGAGATTTCTTCAAGAAAATGGACGGTGAAGATAAAAACGAATTTACATTTGACGCTGAAGACGGACTTCCTAATTTAGAAGAAGTGAATCAGCACTTGAATGGTATTTTTGACGGAAAAATTGGTAAACTAGCAAAGGAACTTGCTGAAGAAATATCGAGCGATTTCAATGACATGGTAGGAGATACAAATGATGGCACTACTCAAGATGTATTAAAAAATCTCATGAAAAATCCAAAAAAAATGATGGGTTTGGTAAAGAAGGTCGGTGATAGATTGAATCAAAAGATGGATAGTGGAGAGATTTCTAAGGATGAGATTATGAAAGAAGCTGGTGATATAATGTCAAAAATCAAAGAAATGGGTGGAGGCGCTGAAAAATTAAGCGAGTTGTTTAAGCAGTTCGCTGGCAAGGGTATGCACATGGACACAAACGCAATGAATCGTATGAGTAAACAAGAAGAAACGAAGGAACGAATGCGTAAGAAGATGGAAGCAAAGAAAACTAATAAATTCGTAATTGAAAAAGGGAACGAACCTAATAATTTCGTATATCGCGTGCTAGGTGAAGAACAGTCACGTAGTTTAATTCAACAGAAACTAGATGACGATAAATTATGTAAGGAATTTGATAACGAACCCAAACCGGTTCCCAAGAAAAAGAAAAAAAACAAAATAAAATAAAACTGAAATATATAAAATGCAAATATTAAAATACATCAACCTATATGCGTTTATAGTTAGTTTAGCATTTGGTATATTTGCGGTATACATTACGACTCCAGCCAAACGAAATATCATCGTTTACCCTACTCACGAAAACTCGGGTATACTTCAATATAAAGACAAGACCAATAGCTGCTTTTCTTTAATCGAGACAGCAGTAGAATGTCCCGCAGATGAGAAGGACATTACAAGGGTTCCTATACAAGCTTAATAAATTGTATACCTATCATATATAATCATTATGTTTAAGCGCTTATTAAACACCGAAATGGGACGTTTCTTTATTTCAGTTCTTCTTGGTCTAGGAGTAGCTACATTATTTAGGCAAGTATGTACTGGAGATAAATGTATAACATTTAATGGTCCAGTTATTAGTGATATTGACGATAAAATATTTAAATCAGACGGGAAATGCTATAAATATACAACTGAATCCGCTAAATGTAATCCAACAAAACGATTAATCGGTGTATCGTCCCCACCATCCGAATTTGCTAAAAATGGATTATTTTAGGGTTAAATTACACCTTCGTAAAAATTTGATTTTAAATATAAGATATAAAATCAATGGATAGCACAACACGTATCGACGACCTTCCTGAGAATATCACAATGCGTGTCCAACCCGAACAATCTGGACAGGTTCCTACCTATGCGCCTATGAACATCCATCCAAATCCATACGGAAATTCAATACAACCCAATGTTATGCCATTACCTGAGTCTAAAGTTCGCTTCCAAGAAGAAAATCCACAAATGCGATTACCTTCTCGTGATATACCTATGGATCAAACCATATACCAACAGGACGAGGAAATTCAACCTAATTATATTCCACGGGCAAAATTAACAAGGGATTATGTAAGGGATTATGAAGAGGTAACACATGATAACATTAAGAGGCACGAAAATCGAAAAGATAAAACAAGTATGTTGGATAAGATTTTTTCAGATTTGCAGACACCTGTATTGGTAGCACTTATATTTTTTATATTTCAAATGCCAATGATGAATACAATGTTTTATCGAAATTTCTCATTCTTGTCATTATATAATACTGATGGTAATGTAAATTTTTATGGAATTGCACTCAAAAGCGCAGTATTTGGAAGTGTGTTTTATGGAATTCAAAATACAATGCAATATTTAACTGACATATAATAGACCTTTAGAAAAAGTCACTCGATTGTTTTGAGCGTTTCTTTACAGTTTTATTCTTTCGTTTTGTTTTCGGTTCGATTTTATCTTCCGAAAACGTATATTTGAGAAACCATAGGTCATATTCCCGAGTTCCATGTTTATCTTTTAACTCTTTAAATTTCTCAATCTTTTCGGCACGAATAGATTCTAACGTATCTTGGGTTCCATAGCAATTAATAGTAAAACGTTTTAAAATGCCCTTTTGTTCCAATCGGTTTTGGCGCTCTACATCAAAAATAAATTTACTCATACATAAAATACGATCTTTAGAATGATATGGTTCATCTGAGTAATAGAATGCAAAATAGAAACTCAACATAGTGTCTATAGTCGCAACACGTATTTCGCGTTCATTTGTAGTAATTATATTATAACTATGACATGCTATTGGTTTATGAATAAAAGCCATTGTCTCCTTACCAACAAGTATTTCTATACGTTCTGGTAAAATTTCTCCAATTGGTGCATAGTGTCGTTTTCCTACATCATTAAACCCCTTTGATTTTAGTCGCTCTATTAGTATATTAGCGCATCTATCTGGGTTTTCGGATAAAACGTCAAAATCTGGGATTTTTTTTATAATTGCCTTATTTTCTTTTTTCATATAACTAGAATATAACCGAGCAGCATAACCACCGAAGAAAATAGCTTCATCGTCGATAAACGCATCACGTATTGTGTAATATAATTCAGATGATTTATCTACCGATTTAACCATTTTTCGTTGAAATTCTATTTTACCACAATCCGCAGAAATCGCAAACGGATAATGTTTATTTAATAATGTTAATCGTTTGAAAATCTTTTCCCATCGTGACACATCACCTTCAGGGCGTGATAATTCTAGATACATATTCATACGTAGAAAATTAGGAGGTGAATATAAAATTCCGTTTATTTTAATCGCTTCTTTACTCATCGATTTGAAAATAATCGGATGTAAAAATGTTATATCTGCGATTGGTATTAAATTTACAAATACCTTGTATGTTCCAAAATGGACTCCCGCTTTTGCTTCAATTTCATGAAACCCTTTTGTGTGAAATATGTCAGCTAATTCCTTTGCATCGTCCATAGCATTAGATGAATAAAAATCATAATCTGGGATTTCTAAATCGCGATTATAAAACTGCGCTTGTTTAGGTAATATATTGTTTATTGCAGTACCGCCATAACATATCAAACGTTTTTTTCTTAAAAAATCCTCAACTATAGTTATCATTGGTGTTATCTCTTTTGAATTTGCTAAACGTTTTCCTTTTCTTTCGTCGCTGTCATCTACTGCACGGCGCAAAATAGCCAATTCACAATCAGCAAACGTCATTTTATTATCACACAAATCTGTATTGTATTTACTCATATATCTTATATTATTATATTATATCCGATTCGTTTTTTAACTTCGCGAGATACTTTGAATTTAAGGTCTTAATGGGTAAAATAGTGCAATTACCATCGTTGAATATAGTTTCGTAAAAAATAAATTCCGACGTTTTTGGAGTTTTATAAAATTGGAACGGGATTATATTCGTTTTGTATGTGTTCATTAACTTCTCGATATTTGCGTCATTAGTATTAAAAACACGATTAAAAATACCACCTAAAAACCAACTTAGAATTCGCGTGTTATCTGGATTGACTACAGTTAGATTTTTTGACGATTGAGTTCCAGCGAATTGAATTATTTCCGAATAATCGTAACTACATATTGAATTATCACAATTAGATACAATATTAGAAATATCAGGTATATTTATGTTGGTAATTATAACACATTTTCCTTGAATTTCACTGATTCGTGTAGTATTGTCTGGTCGTCCGCGATATAATATGTTTCGTAAGTTTTCTGGTATTTGTCCTTTAAAATCTGATCTAGATTTAATATTTGAATCTAGTCTCAAATTAATAAATAGAGGGTCTGTACCTATTAGTGATTTATTAATAATACTAAGAATATCGACGAGTCGTAATGACGAGACATACAAATATCCGTCTTTTTTTTGCACTTCAAAATCGATATAGCGACAACCTCTACTTATAACAAGTTCAACCATATCAATATTCATATTCTTACCTGTAAAAGCTGAGTTATATGATGCCTTAAAAAATAAGTCCTTTAATAGGTGATTACGAGATTTATCATTATCTTTGATATCAGTTTTCGGACGAACGGGTTTATTAAATTTCATTTTTCTTCTATTCGGTCTGGTTGTGATCTTGTTAAATCGTGATAGCTTAGCTAAATTACTATTATAGTTTCTGGTTCTCGATGACGATATATTGTTTGGCATTTTTCTTATATCCAACACTTTATAAGACGGCAATTTTATATCGTTCCCATGTAAAATACGCATTGCATTCATATCATCTGTAAATTCGGATGATAATGCTTCAATAGTATTACCCTTTCTTTGTAGTAATTTATGAATTATTTGATACAAAATCATTAATATTACAATCACTAGTATAAATCTATAATACTCCATTTTAATATATTTACATATTTAAAATCCATTTAAATTGTTCTGATATACTATAGATATAGGAATGGCAGGCGGATTACTAAATATTATATCACAAGGCGCTAATAATGTAATACTTACGGGTTCTCCTACAAAGACCTTTTTCAATGTGACGTATTCCAAATATACAAATTTCGGATTACAAAAATTTAGGCTTGATTATGAAGGTTCTCGGGATCTCCGGACAGCTAGTGAATCTACATTCAAGTTTAAAATCAAGCGATATGCCGAACTTCTAATGGATACATACTTGGTGCTTACATTACCTGATATTTGGAGTCCGATCTACAATCCAACTAAAGATACTGGTAATAAGTGGGCACCATATGAGTTCAAATGGATTAATGATATAGGCACACATATGATTCGCGATGTTGTTATAACATGCGGTTCAGTAACTCTACAGAAATATAGCGGTGAATATATTGCTGCTATGGTAGAGCGCGATTTCACAGCCGAAAAAAAGAGTTTATTTAATCAAATGTCTGGAAATGTGCAGGAATTAAATGAACCTGCTATGTCCCATGGTAGGTCGAATTCATATCCATCTGCATTTTTTACAAATAATGTAGCTGGGGCAGAACCATCTATTCGCGGAAGAACTATATATATACCGATAAATTCATGGTTTACATTGGATAGTAGATGTGCATTCCCGTTGGTTTCACTACAATATGCTGAATTAGAAATATCAGTAACAATACGTCCTATACAAGAATTATTGCAAATTCGTGATGTATATGATGCACCAAATTCATTTCCTTATGTCCAACCTGATTTCAATCGAGAAGAACATCAGATGTATAGATTCTTACAAACTCCTCCATCGGTTTATTTAGACTCAGAAAATTATTTAAATAAAACCAATATATGGAATGCGGACATACATTTAATGAGCACATATTGCTTCTTATCAAAAGACGAGGCACAATTATTTGCAGTTAAAGATCAGGTATATTTAATAAAGGATGTTTTTCGTTATGACTTCGAGAATGTAACTGGTTCGAAACGGGTCAAACTACAATCAAATGGTATGGTATCTAGTTGGATGTTCTATTTACAAAGGAACGATGTGAATACGAGAAATGAATGGTCCAATTATACAAACTGGCCTTATCGCACCCCCCCAGTGAATATTGATAACGCCCCGGAAATACTACCGTCAGACGACCCATTCGCAAAAACAATAGGACATGAAAATTACATAGATTATGGACCACGATTTGATCAACAACCTCAAAAAGGACAACAGAATACTGGTTTGTTTTATACTAATGATTATGCAGTAGACAACCAGAAAAACATATTAGTATCTATGGGTATATTACTGAACGGTGAATATAGAGAAAATTCACTAACTCATGGGGTTTTTGATTATATAGAAAAATATACACGAACTCATGGTAATGCAAAAGAGGGTCTATATTGTTATAATTTTTGTTTGAATACGAATCCATTAGAATACCAACCATCTGGTGCTCTAAATACGAGTAAATTCAAACTTATAGAGTTTGAAATCACAACATATGTTCCTCCGTTTGATACATTGAATTCAAATTTTAATGTTATTTGCGATGGCGATGGGAATGCAATCGGAACCAATAAACAGAATTGGAGACTATTTGAATATAATTACAATTTAACTGTATTTGAAGAACGGTTTAATGTTCTCTCGTTTATATCTGGACAATGTGGATTAATGTTCGCTAGATAATCTAGTAAAATATCACATCATATAATAAATGGAGAATGAAACAAAATGGAACAAAAAAATAGATCTTAGTCCAAAAAAAGAAACTATAGCAGAAAATGTAGTTATCCAAGAAGGATTTGAAGAGGTTGATGAAATGGTAAATAAAATGAAATGTTTACAAAATAAGAAAAAAGGATTCACTAAATTACCATTTTTAGAAAGTATTTACGATTCTATAACTCGGGAGGTTTCTATCCCTGAAACCATAGATGAAACCATAGATGAAACCATAGATGAAGATATAATAGAGGGTATGACTACTGAGTCCAATAATAAATATTCTAAATTTTTGCGATATACATCAAACCTTACATATAATGTTTCATTTGATGTATTTGCTTATATTATTTTTCAAATATCTATCGGAAAACAGCCGAATTTACCGGGACAAATACCTAATAGTGCAAGTGCGAAAAAAGAATATGACACAAATAAAAAACTATACGAAGATAAAAAACGTGTAGCTGAAATGTTTAATAAAATAATAACATCTTCCATTGGAATATTTATTGCGTATAATTTATATTTTTCATTTGCAACCTCTTCAACATCAACTTCAACAGCAAACACAAAAGCATTATTCGAAAGAATAAACGAATGGATTAATAATTTACCAACTATTGCATTTCCGTTGAAATGTGCAGTATCACCAGTAAATATATTTATAAGATTCATGTCAATTGTAAGTAAATTATTAGGATCTATTCCATATCAACCGTTATTATTTGGGATTTCTTTATTTATATCTTATTGGTTTATACAATATGGTATAGCAAGATATTTCATAGATATGGGTATGTCTGTTCTAGATCCACTCACGAGATATGTGAGTGGGAAAAAATCAAAAAAAACAAATGTAAAAAAATATGCAGAAGATAATATTATAATGATATTGATTGTTTTCGGATTTGTAGTTATGAGTGTTATACAAATATGTGTAGATTTTAGAAACACTCTTCCTGCAACAGAGATTATTGCATTGTTATTATGGTTTATTATTTTCGGATTATGCTTGATGCTGTTACCAATAGGTAAATTGACTATATCATTGATAGTATTTTACGTGTGTATGGGAAGTATGACACAAAGTGACGAAAACGGAATGGATATATTCAAAACAATGGATGATATCGAAAAAAAATTAATAGATAAACAAGTATATAGATGCGGAGACGGTAATTTGTCGCAATTGATTTTAGAAATTATAAATAACCTAATAGTTAATGTAATTGTAAAAAATTTATATTTAGTAACACTTATACCTATATCTGTATATAATATTATACAATCGCTATCTTTATCTAGTGAAATAACCCGTACAATTTCAATTTCATCTTTTTCTCTATTAATTGTAACTTTATTATCGGGTAATGAAACCGTTACATGGTTCTTTTTAAAATTCATGAATAGTATAAAATATGACTAAAAAGAGTTTAGAAAATATTATAGATATAGTAATAATAATATGGGAAAGCATAATTTGCCATTTGTTTCAGTATGTACTCCCACATTTAATCGCAGACCATTCATACCAATTATGTTAGAGTGTTTTCGAAATCAGACATATCCAAAAGACCGCATGGAATGGATTATTATTGATGACGGAACAGATAAAGTGAAAGATTTAATAAATGGTGCAAAAATACCTCAAATTCGGTATTATGAATTACCTGAAAAGATTACGCTGGGTGCAAAACGTAATCTTATGCATGAAAAATGCAAAGGTTCTATTATTGTGTATATGGATGATGACGACTATTATCCTCCCGAACGTGTAGAACATGCTGTAGAAGTTCTAAATTCAAATACAAATGCGCTATGTGCTGGTTCCAGTGAAATATATTTATATTTCAAACACATTCAAAAAATGTACCAGTTTGGTCCGTATGGTCCGAATCATGCTACTGCTGGAACATTTGCATTCAAGCGAGAATTATTAAATCAAACACGATATAATGAAACTGCATGTCTTGCAGAAGAACGTGAATTTCTAAAAGAATATACAATACCATTCGTGCAGTTAGATCCGATGAAGACAATATTAGTTTTTCCGCACGAACATAATACATTTGATAAACGCAAACTACTCGATAACAATGATAATATATATGCGAAAGAGTCCGAAAAAACAGTTGATATGTTTATACGATTCACAGATGAGGCAAAAATTAAGCGTTTTTTTCTAAAGGATATTGATGACAAAATAAGTAAATACAGTCCAGGCTTACCTAGTATGAAACCAGATGTAATAAAACAGACATTGGAAATGGAAAATCAGCGAAAAAACGTGCAACAACCTCCATTACAAGTTATCATGCAGCAACCTGGCAAAGAACCTGTCGTATTGGATGCAACCCAGATTATAGAACTTATAAATGGACTTCGTAGTAATATGAAACTATTAACGGACCGAAATATAGAACTGGAAGCAATTGTAAAATCAGAGGAAAAAATAGTAACGTTTTCAGAACCGATTATTCAACCTTCTATTAGTATTCAAAAACTAAATAAGACAATATCAGAAATGGAATTTAAATTGAAACAAAGTGCAATTATTGAACTAGAACTACGTAGTGAAATAGATATGTTACGTAAAAATAATACAATTATACCTACGCCAGTTTATCCGTTAATATTCAACGAAAAAAATAAATCTGACCCAGAAATACATATACACATTTGATAAATTTACATTTGATACAATGTTTTTTTTATTTGATATTTAACAAATAAAAAATTTATTCATTTATTACACTTTCGTCGTCTTGTATTATTTTTTTTACATTTTTGTCGAGATATCTGTAAATTCGTTTTATATCAAGTTTTGTTACATTGTGATTCATAAATAAACATTCCACTTGATTTAAAATATCTGTATGTGATTGGAAATCATTACCATAAAATGTTCGCAATTCCTGAAAAAATGAAATTAAATCTTTACGATCCATATCTAGGTCTTGACACATATAATAAATGAATTGTTGGTTATTATACTCTGTCGAATACTTTGTGAGAACCTTTGTGAAACGAACTTCACTAGGATTGAAAGTATTCACGTTTGCCGGAAATGTCTCATGATATATTTTGTTATTGTAAAATGTTTTGATCAATGAACTCATCTCGTTAAATTGCCAAATCTGATTTTGAAATGTTATACGGTCTATATAATCAGAAAAACACATATTATCTAGTATCTTCAGATAAAATGGATATGTTTCCTCTGGTTTGTTTTTAATTATAGCGTCAATTATATTCTCATGCCATAATAATGCAACAGTTGTCCGATCAGTCTCATTAATAAATTTGGCATGGTCGTCTAAACACATCGGTTGGTTTATCAAATGTTTGGTAATTTTTTTAGAATCTTCATTGTACGACTTCATATGCAATATATTATTACATAGGTCTTCGGTTAATAACTCGGGATGTGTTGTCTTTAATTTTTGTATAAATTGTAATTTTCTCAAATCTCCTTGTATATATCCCAGAATTGTATCTTTCAGCATGACATTATTTGGGATTACATCATTCAATAGGATTGATATTTGACATTTCGTTGGAGTTTTCAGTTCAAATACGTTGCATACCTTCATCAACTCCTTAATTTTTTTATCCATAAAATAATTACCAATACATATTATAGGATTCATAGTTACATCTTCTAATTTTTGTTTTTTTGTTTTCTTTTGACGTATCAATTTAATCAGGGATGTAATACCACCTTTGTCACCACTATTCATACCATCAATTTCATCCATTACAATTATTATTTTTTTAACTGTTTTCTTCATCATATGGAGAACATTGCGGGATGATATATTATTACTTGTAATTGTATCAATTAACGATGTATTACGTACGTCACCTGCATCATAACGGATAATATCGTAGTTCATCCCTTCTAATATTTTAGTAATAAACTCCGTCTTGCCTGAACCTGGAGCACCGTATACATATATGCCCTTAGCAAAGTTTATATTTTTACAATTCACATCAAAATTATTTAATATATTTCTTATTTTTTCTGCAGTTTCTTCTCTATCCAATATTGTGTTAATGTTATCCATACTATATAGAGAACATTAATTTTTATATTAATTTGAACGAATGAGTTATCTTATCTACTGAACGCACTGAAATCAGCAGTCAACGGAATGTAATTTGTGGATTCTTTATTTGTTAATGCACCATTGTATGTATATACATCATTTTTAGTTTTGTAATTATTATTTCTACTACCTGAACCATTCGCTCTATTACCTGAACCATTAGCTCCATTACCTGAACCAGTCGCTAACCCACCAATTCCAGAAACTGTATCCCTAGCCAATCCAACACCTCCTGAAACCGTATCCTTAGCCAATCCAACACCTCCTGAAACAGTATCCTTAGCCAATCCAACACCTCCTGAAACAGTATCCTTAGCCAATCCAACACCTCCTGTAACTGTATTCTTAGCCAATCCAACACCTCCTGAAACTACATTCTTTACAAGACCAATTCCACCTGAAATCGCATCCTTACTTAGACCAACACCGCCGGCGATTACATCCTTACTTAGACCAACACCGCCGGCGATTACATCCTTACCTAGACCAACACCGCCTGCAATCGCATCCTTACCTACACCAACACCGCCTGCGATTACACCCTTACCTATATCAACACCACCTGAAACTATATTCTTACCTGATCCCGTCGCACCATAATTTGATACTGCAGATGAATTTGAACTATTCAGTCCCCCTGAACTGCCGCTAAAAGAACATGTTCCTGGGTAAGCAGGGCAAGCAGGGCAAACTGGTGGCACAACTTGAGTTTTCAAGATATAATCATCATATGACCATGAAGTATGTTTATCTGGAACTTTATCTGGAACTTTATCTTGAACTTTATCTTCAACAGTTATCGGTGGCACATTAGAAATCGGAGCAACTGTCAATTTTTCTGATGGTGTATACATGGAAGTTGCTTCTACGGTGTATTTAGTGCCAGATTTATTAATGACAGCGACAAAAGTGTTTGTTTTTCTAGGAAAAAATAATATACTCTTTGCTGTATTTACACTAAGGGACCATGGCTTGAACGTGCTAATATCAGTCAATGTTAGAACCGGTTTCACATCAATTACGCTTCCTACACCATCCCCATCTCTCTTATACATCATTATCTGTAATGATTTACCCTTATTCTCAAGTCCCTCCATTAGAGAAAATGGGTCTTTAAGCATAGTCGTGGATTGTGTTCCTATGATATCAGGAACAGTAGAAGGAACCGCTACATTAGGCACTGTAACTGTAGGAACGGCTGTATTCGGAATGACAGCAACAGGAACGGATGTATTCGGAATGACAGTAGAAGGAACCGCTATATTAGACACTGTAACTGTAGGAACGGCTGTATTCGGAATGACAGCAACAGGAACGGGTGTATTCGGAATGACAGCAACAGGAACAGGTGTATTCGGAATGACAGCAACAGGAACGGGTGTATTCGGAACGGCTACATCAGGCACCGTAACAATAGGAACGGCTGTATCTACATGAGTAAACACATAAATGCCACCACTAAGATCGTAATATACCCCATCGGTTATCTTATTGGTTTTCGTAGTTATATAGGTAACTAATGACTTATGTGTTTCTGGAACTTCACTCAAAATCGGTTCAACTATTGGAGTTGTTAGAGAAATATCGGGATGTTCACTGGAGTATCTGCTACAATTATCATCACCTGCTGTACATCCTCCAATATAAAAGGATGTATTCGTATTGCTAATAGAACGAATAAATGTATCATCCCCCCAAGGCATGTATACAAGTGTATTATTCGTAACATTATTATATCCATAGTTGTCGTAATTAGATACAGTCCATGGTTTCACCGCATTTATCATATTTTTCTTAATCGTAGCTTTATAACCACTACTATAATCAGTAGTCACCCCATTACGCTCAGTAATCGTATATTTAATTATAGAACCAGCATCATCTTCATATACACGAATTAAATTACCATTTACTATATCTAAAAAATTATTGTCGTATAATTTATAAAGTGGATTTTGATACCATTCTACTACGATACTACGTAATACATTGTCGTCTCGTTTGAATGTAACCATTCCTTCTTTATATGTGTTTACGCCATAAATTACAGCAATCACTAAAGCCGATAATAGTATTAATAACAACCATACAGGTGTTAATTTTAGTTTAAAATTGAAATTAAACATTACGTATATATTATACGTAAATAAAAAAAATGTCTCTTATTCCGATATATGACCCATCCAATGAATATGAAATCGGGGTTGATGAATGTGCTCGCGGTCCTATGTTCGGTCGTGTATATACCGCCGCGGTTATTCTACCTAAAGATGTAGCATTTCATCATGATTGGATGAAAGATAGTAAAAAAATAAAATCGCGAATAAAAATGCGAGAATTATCTGATTATATTAAAGAACACGCCGTAGCATGGCACATTGATTTTATAGAAGCATCGGTTATTGATGAAATCAATATAAGACAAGCTGTATTGAAAAGCATGCGTAACTCTATACACCAAGTGTTGAATGATATGAATTCAAATGGAATTGGCGTTCAGTTGGTCATAGATGGCAATGATTTCCCACCTTATACCATATTTGATAATATAACAGAAACACTCCGCGAAATCCCGAGCGTTACTATTGAAAAAGGCGATGGAACATATTCGTTCATCGCTGCCGCATCGATTTTGGCTAAAAATGCCCATGATGAATATATTCTAGATCTATGTGAAGAAGTTCCGCTGTTAAAAACCAGATATTCACTTCATGAAAATATGGGTTATGGCACAGTCAAACATATGAATGGTATAAAGGAACATGGCATCACACAATGGCATAGAAAAACATTTGGAATATGTAAATCGCAAACGATAGCGAATCTGTAATACATGTATAGGTAAATTATTCAAGGGTGTAAATATCCAAGGGCACTATTATAGTAAACCATGATTTTGATATGACTCCAGGTTCGATAATATATGCCGATAGACTATGATTTACATAATTCTCAAAATATGATTTGTGAACTATAAGTCCAGATATAGATTCGGATATTTTACGTTTTTTATAGCGCTTACAGTAAAACAAATATGCGTCATATACTGTTAAATCTGAACTTTTATCACTCCATTCTTTACGAATATATGTGAAAACCGACGCAAGATGTTTCTTTTTGTTCCATAGCGAGCATCTTGTATCCTGAATGTATTTTTCATTTTCTATATTTACATTCGGATAAAAATACTGTATTAAGTCTATAATCTGTTCGTCACTAATACTATGCGATCCCCATTTATTATATAAGGAACGAATTTCCTCTAATTCAAGACCCGATTCAGAATCATCCTCAACCATTGTTTCGTCCCAGAATTTTATAAATCGTTGAATATCTGGTAAATATTTACTGAAAATACATTGGAATGTATCACTCGATTCGATATAATTTTCTCCGAGAGATCTAATAACTTCATTTTTAAGTGGCGTTTGAAATAATACCATTGGAAGTTTATTTGCATTCAAAAAATGTTTCCATAAATATTGAAGATTCTTCCATGTTATGGTATCGCCATAGGTCTTATCGTGCACTATGTATTTCCCTAAAAATCCATTCACTAAATCGGTAACTGTTCTTGTCGATAAATACGAAACGTATGATTGTAATACAGTATCTTGATTATTTAAAATATATTCATCTGATGAATCGTATCGTGTTGAATAATGTACTGCAACCGAAATAATGTCAATGCCAATTTCTTCGAATAAATTTCTCCATATATTTTCATACTTCACAGTTTCATGCATATATACCAATCTACAATTCGTATATTCATGTTCATGATATTTCAAACGGAATGATTGCATTAAGTTGACTCCGATATGTATCTGGCAAAAGTTATTCAATTCTCTAATGAATGATTTTGCATATGCCGGTAATAGATGTATCAAATCTGTCCTTTTTTTTAATATATTGTCGCCTAATATGGTTAAAAAATACTTGACTGCTGTCTTGCTCGAAAAAAACGTTGGATATAATGACATGATTACGTTTTGGATCGTATCAGATTCGGGAACAGACGACAATAGAGGATTATCTTTAATGCGCTTCATTATAGATACCTTGGTCTTATATTTCCATGACATGAGATTTCTGTCATTTGTAATGGATGTTAAAATATGATACAGAATACCATCCTCACTGTATAACTTGTAATGCAAACCATCATAGTAAAAGAATTTCTCAGTTGATGAAACGTAAAAATATTTATTATTTGTCATAAATGATTTTATAAATGAATCAAATTCTACATTCAGAGTTTCTATACGAACCACTCGCTGTTGACGTTGTAAATCAATTGATTCCATTATATTAGGTAGTTGATTGTGTATAAAACTAGTGAGTCTAGTTAACATATATGGATCATTAGTATATTTGATATTTAATCGATCAACTACACTATGTAAGTCATCTTCACTCATTTATCCTTGAATATGTAAAATGAGACAACTTTAAGTTGTTTCATTATAAACAAAGAAAAAAAGATGAATTTAGTAAATCCATCACACTCTTCAGTGTTTTATTTTTTTTTCTTATTTTTTTAATTTTAATTTTCATATTATATATTTCATCATTTATACCACCGAAGATTTAAAATGGCACGACCCGAAGGGTCGCCATTTCAAAACATTGACGGTATCCGACCATTGGAGAATGAAAATGTGCCATTTTCAATCTTCAATGGTTTAAACGCCACATCCATAGGTTTCTTCAAGCATAGTATTATGCATGTCATGAATGATATGACGTAATGTTTCAATCTCGGTCTCGAGTTTTACTACATAACTCTCATGTACAAGTCCATCGGTTTCAAGTTCAGGTTCAAACTCATTCTCGAATTCGGAATCAAATGCAGAATCAAATATCGAAGTAAGATTAATTGCGGTTGGCATGATATTTGCATCGTAGACAGGGGTGTTGCAAGGGCATGAATCAAAATCATCAAATTCATGAATCAATTGTGAAATTCGTTTATGACGAACCAATTTTAGTGGAGGAGGAAATTCCGAGCTTGCCATATTATGTTTTTTATTTTTATAAGTGCTCTCAACTAGTGACCAATATGGTCCTTTTTGGTTTTGAGTGTAATATACGATTTTCTTACCGTTATTTTTAATCTCATTGATTGTATCAACAGCGTTTTGGGTATGATTCCAAGTAGACATATGGACATATGCTAAATTGAATGGTTTGCCAGTCTTACCGTCAAACTTCTCAATTATATCAATTTTTTCAACTGTTCCGAGAAGTTCTTGATTCTCGATGACGTGTTTGATTTTATCTTCACCAATGGTGGTGAAGATATAAGGGATGAAAATGTTCATTTTGCAGTTCATTGTTTTAGTTTTGGTTTTAGTTATTAGGATGATGATGGTTAGATGTCCTTTATTTCTTTTGAGATATTATGAATCAATTTTCCGGGTTTTTGTGTTATAAGGAAACTGCGCTCGGTATAATACTTGGACGATACGCTGATGTCATACCAATATACCTAGAGATTGCAATATCTGATTTTAATAATTCATATTTTGAAATAAATGCTAACCAATTGTATTTTGTTCGCCGTAATACCTCGTCTGCTGGTATATAAACTCCACAGCAATCTGTTGATAAATCCAAGTCCTTTTCTTCCATTAGATCTTCCAAAAGAATTTGTTTGCCTCCCTTTGTTTTAATACCGATCCTCTCGCCACCGATAAGATTCATTTTTTTCGAACGTATGGAATCTAAACACCATTGATTACTCTCACCTAAGAAAGTGGGTTCGAATGACGAATGCAACGATTTGTTACGAGACTTCAGATATTCCACTAATTCATACATAGTCGCATCTTCACGTTTAGCTCCCATAAAATATAAATCAGGAATGAATAGTGTCTTCTGTTTCTGCTCTAATAAATTAGCAGTCCGATTAATTGTCTCACATACAAATGGAGTACCACCGTATAGTCCATCTGCGTAAATACTCTTTAGATTTTTAGTACATATAAATGAATTTGGCACTAGCATACCCCCATATATATAAACTAACTGTGCTAGAGCCAACTCACGTATCTGAGATTTCATCGGTTCGGCTAGAATGGAAACATCAACTTCCCATCCAGGTATTAAATTACTAAATGTCTTATCATCTATAAGACAAACATGAAAATCATCGCCACAATGATCTATAATGGATTGAATAGTCAAATGTAAATACGGTTGATTCAAATTGTGAGTATTACGGGCATGCGATTCTTTCCAATTTCTCGCATTGATATCGTACTTTGTGTGAATCCATATTTTCGGTTTGTTCATTCCATATAACGGCGATTCATTCAACAAGTATTTTTTTATTAAATCATATTCATCGTTTGTTCTCTCCCCAAAACTTTGACGAAAACGATTACCGACATAACTAGATAATAGAATTAAAGCAATCGCGAATCCCGAATGAATAATATCTTTTGATTTAAGCATGATATACATTAACTTTGTATATTTTTATGGGGAATATCTTCCATAAAAATGGTATATTCATTATGATAAATAGATTCCACATATCGTATAGTAGATGTATATATTATACAATTATAATTGCAAATCTGGCGTATTATCGTAGTAAATGTATTGTAAGTTAATTCGCGGTCTATGTAAAAGTGCTTTGACTTATAATAATGTGATTTGACAAAATCGCAAAATATTGGATATAAATCATGAAATATCATCTTTTTGTATGCATTGTAATCTATCGTATAACTGCCATGTTTTTCATAAGAAATTTTGTCAAAAAAACTACGTAATATTTGAATATCTATTTTTTTACAAAATAATTTATTCGACATCCTATACATTAGTTTGACATTAGCTTTATTACACATTTTGGAATTGTTTAGAAATTTCATTTGTGAACAAAGCAAGTTCAATTATGTTCTCGTGTATTTTATTAAAAATAGTGATGTATTTACAAATGATGGGTATTATTTTATACTTTTGTGTTTCATCTAGTAGATCAGTGACTTTTATAAAAATAAAAAAATAATTCAATATATCAATAACTGAATACCCATAATCGTGTATATTATATAATATTTTTATAGATTTTGATATATCACCCTCATGAAACGACTCTATGTATGCTTCAAATTGCTGTAACGAAATATTAGAACATAATTGTTTGCAGATCTCAATAGATACACTCTCTGTTTTACCAAGACTATATATATATACCTTTTCCAAGTTGTTTATAACATTGCGTATTACATCATCTGAAATCCTTAAAATATATTCCTTTGCTGGTTCGTCAATGTTTATAGATTCGTTTTCGATAATTCTGTCTGTTATAGCATGGATTTGTGACCGATTCAATGATTTTATATACAATATGTGAATGCGGGATTGTATACTTTCAATTATCTTCTGAGTATTTGCACATGTAAATATGAAATTTACATTCCGTTTATATTTGTCTATATAGTTACGGAATACTTGTTGACTTTGTTCGTTTATGCTATCCATATCATCTATTAGTATCATCTTCTTCTTTCCATAAATGGAACTATGAGAACGACAAAATGTCTTCATTTCGGTTCGGAAAAAATTAATACCCTGTTCCTTTAGATTATTAATGAACATTATATTGTTCTCTGGTAGTGGATTATCATTTGCGATGCCGTAATATTCTCTTATAATTGCATATATAAAACTAGTTTTTCCTGAATTTGTATCACCTACAAAAAGTATATTTAAATCGTCCATCGTAAATAATGCCCTAAAAATGGTTAAGAATTCACTAGATGATTGGAAGTCATCTATCCGATAAGGTTTATATTTTGATATAAATGTTTGTGGTATATCTTTCATTGAGTATAATAGTATAATCGGTGAATTTTTATATATATTACACTAAAAATATATATAAAAATTAGGGGTTTTGAATAGTATAAAAAATGACACATTACGATATATTGGGGGTATCAGTCGACGCATCCGAAGAAACTATAAAAAAGGCATATAAAAAATTAGCTTTTCAATTTCATCCAGACCGAAATACAGATCCAAAAGCAAGTGCTAAATTTCAAGAAGTAAATGAGGCGAACGAGATTTTATCGGATTCATTAAAAAGACAAACTTATAATGCGCAATTGAACGGGAGTAGTGCAAACCAAGTACAATTTAGAGATGTTAATGATATATTCAAATCATTTTTTAGTAATAATTCGCATGCGTTTCAAGGAAATCCAAGTCATTTTTTTCAAACAATAAACAAACCTGCACCTATTATCGCAACAATTAGTATAACTCTAATCCAAGCCTACTTAGGTGGTAGCTTTCCGCTTGAATTAGAACGTTGGAGTTTGATTAATAATATACGGACCAATGAAAAATTCAGTTTATATGTTACACTTCCAGCTGGGATTGACGAGCATGAATTCATTATAATTCAAGGTAGTGGAAATACAATAAATAATACAATAGGAGGGGACATAAAAATTCATATTAAAATATCAAATGATACGTTATTTAAACGTCGTGGGTTGGATCTTATTTATAGTAAAATTATCACATTAAAAGAAGCATTATGTGGATTTGAATTTGATATCAAACATATTAACGATAAATCATTATCATTCAAAAATAATATTAATCCGTTTATAATTAAACCTGGTTTCAAAAAAACGATTGCTGACTATGGAATGAAACGCGATACAAATACCGGGAATTTGATAATTGAATTCGATATTGCATTCCCTGATACTTTGACACTCGAACAGATTAAGAAAATATCTGAGATATTGTAATAATACACATAACATATTATGTATCATTACATTAGGATTTTTTTAGGAAGAAATTCTCTTGGTTGGAATAGCTAAATCCACAAGATATATAGAATTCTCCGTCATTATAATATATTCCTTTCCTACTTTGAAAATCTTGGCAATCGGACTTGTATATTCCTCTTCACTTTTCACAAGTAACTTCTCATTATCTTCTTTAACACCAATCAATGCAGTCTTATCGAGAGAACCAGTCCAGTAGTCCATAAGAACTGGTTTATCCTCAACAATTGCAAGTTTCATAGCGTGTAATAGTGTGCCTACTTCAGGAAGACGATAACCATTATCGGTGGTTGATGCTGCAACAATTGAACTCATTATAATTAATATTATTAAAATACACTTTAAATACTTTATAGAGTATATAGTTAAATGGACCAAGAAACTTCGGATTATATGTTTATATATTTGGATATAATTCTCGAGTATTTAGACAGGATGCAAAAATCTAAATACATGATGGGTAATTTAAATCGCGAGTTCCTAATATATAGCGGATTTAGGGCAATAACCCATATTTTCCAAATTACTTATATTTACACAAATAATCTATGTACATCATTTCTTAATTCACAAAACGCATATGTATTTTATTTGGAATATTTGGAACAAATGGATAATACAAACGCAAATCACGATTTAAATTATACGGATGCTATACAATTTTTATATAGTAAAACTATTTATCAACTAACCCCAATTGATAATACAAAACCAACTGTAAAATATGCAATGGTTTCTAAATTAACCGACAGTATAATATGGTCTGGTGAAATGAGAACGATTAAAAAACAGACAATAATAAATTGTTTTCGGGTTGATTATGAAACTATATTGTTCTGTCTGGAAATTGCCAAGCTTCGCAAAATGGATAATACAGAATATGAATCATTCTTATGTGAAATATATTCGATGTTGAAGAAGAAAAAATATACCGATCTCGATATTCAAAAAATATATAAAATTCGCGACATAAATAATAGTTTGGGTTTGAATTTGAAACAATGGTGTAAATGGTTGATGATTAGCCACTGATCTCTTTATAATACTCATCCGAGACAATAGCAATTCGTTTCTTTAGTCTAAGTGATTTGTCTTTTACTATAGGAATTTCATTAGGAACCCTAATATTGGGATATTCAGTTTCAAGTATGTTTTTTATAAAATCAAATATATAGAATAGGATCTTGTCTGAACAATTTCCTACAATCAACCCACTGCCAGTCCTGAAAATCATAAACGATACTTCGGTGTATTTTTTATTATCAGTGAGCTCGCTCATTTTCATGTTAGGGTCGCCTGACTCTATTCTACCGTTTTGCTTTTCATTATTAAATCCCAATTCATTATTGAAATAGAATTTGCATTTTACGCCTGGATAACTACACGGGTCATATGCAGCTTCAATTCCATATTTCCCGCTTCTCAAAATAGTATGAAGTTTATCACGATTTATGAAAAACCCGCAGTTGAAATTCGAATTTATTAATACATTGTCATCATCTTCGTTCTCATTTTCTATAAACAAAACGGACTTTGTTAAATGAGGTTCTAATATTTTTAGTATCATTACCTTTACTATATCTAGAATCTCTACATTTACAATTCCAGGTATCTCTAATTTTCCAGTGTTAAATACCTTCACGTGTATCTCTTTGTATTTACCTTGATATGGAAATCTTAGTATCATCGCAAAACAATTATAAAACGCATTCTTAATTTTACCCCGTGAATTAATGATATCCTTACGTGAAATACCAACTGTAATTTTGCGTTCATCCTTGAATTTTATGCGTCTTGCAGCAGGATTATCAATTTGTTTAATGATATTGTCTACATAATAACCTATCCCGACCAATTTCTGTTTGAGTTCTTCAAACTCTATAAGGTCCTTTGATACGACTTTTATCTGTTTTTTTATAACCCCTGTTTCCCGCTTCCAATACTCTATAATCGGTATTTGCCAGAATATAGTGTTGATTTCTATAGGTTGGTTTATAAATAAAACCTTAGTTTTAGTCGATATAGATAATTCTGAAAATTCCAAAGAATCAACCAACTCTGGTTTCGGTTCTACAATAGAAGTAACCGTATCATTTTCCAAATATTCGAGCCATTCTTCATCAATATTCATTTTTAATTGTATTACTTTACATACATAATAATAATTAAAATATAGATTCAATTTTTTCAATAAAATATATAATAATAATGTATAAATGCTTAGCGTAACTAAACAATTGCCCAGTAATACTACGGTTCCGATATATACGAGTAAACCGATTGAAATACCGAATGAAAGACGTTATATATATGACAATAATGAAAATTCAACATCTACTATTCAAAACACTCCACCTAATGATTTTATGAAGCATCTATCTAAGCGTATAGATCAATTCGCAACTAGCCCAAGTTTTGTGTATAATCTGCGCAATTGATGACATGCATATACCATTGTAACATCTGGTTTTGGATCGGAACAGTGTAATATCTCGCTTATTATATTTAGAAATTCACTTGAAACATAAGTTGGTTTATTCCGTATTATATAGTCAAAATAATTATTCATTATTGTGGATTTATCCATATTTATACATATACTATTATCGTGTATAAATTGTATAACATCATGTATGGGCATTTTAACATCATTTAATTGTTTATCTATCTTCTCTAATATCTGCGTATTTATTATCTTACCATCCCAGTCCATTTTTGAAAGGTTTTGGTTCAATTGAATGAAATTTATCATACTGCGGATATCAGATTCGTAAATAGACTGTATTGTGTCGATTGTATCATCATTTAGATGCATGTTCTCGTTGACGGAAATTGTCTTTATAAAATTATAAATATCCAATTTTGGTAATTGATTAAATCGTATACACACAAATTCGTTTTGTAACGACGTTTCAATCTTACTTATATAATTACAAATGAGACAAAACTTCACATTAGGAGTACATGTTTGTAATAAATATTTCAATGCATGTTGTGCATTTTTTGTCATATAATCGACTTCATCTAATATAACAAATTTCAATCCATTCTCGAATAAATTTCGCGTCTTAACAAATGAATGAATCTGATTCCGTATTATATCAATACCGCGTTCGTCTGATGCATTTAAGTGAATGATTAGACTTTTGTTTATTTTATAATGTCTAGACTGAAATTCGTTTATTATATTTATAATTGTAGTTGTTTTGCCAGTCCCAGGAGGACCATATAATAGTAAATTTGGAAAATATTTATGCTCTAATATATTCTCAAACATTGTGCGATTAAGTGGGTCTAGAACAATCTTATCAAATTTAGATGGTCTATATTTTTCAACCCATGGTATCGTAGCGTCCATTTACATATAATGTATGTTATCCTTTTTATAGTTTTACGGAAAAACACTTTATAAAACAATATAAATTATAGATACTATTCACTAATATAATAATGTCTGATATAATAGAAAAAAAAAAACGTGGTCGTAAAAAAAAGGAAGAAATTAATACTGCAGATGTAGTACATGAAGTCAAGAAAAGAGGACGAAAACCAAAGGGCGGAAAACTGATTACAAAAATCGTCGAACCAGAACCAGACTCAAATACAATTATTAATGTTATTTTACATTTGAAATGTTCATTGAATGATCTTATTGAAATTAAAACGAATGTCATAGGTTCTGAACTTACATATAATCCTGACATGCCTCCTGAGATAAAAACATACAATAGAGATGAAATTCGCGGAGCATTTAGTGAATATGAACTCAATACAGATAAACAAGCAATTGATGATGTTGCATATTCTGCACGAAATTCTGTATGTCAGACATGTAGTAAAAAAGATAAGGTAGTTGTAGAGGATCATGACATAAACATGAAGGATGTAAATACAAAACTCAAACAATTGAAAATAAAATTATATAAAAATACATTACAGGATAAAAAATCATCATGTTTTTGGTGTACTTATGAATTTGATAACCCACCATGTTACATACCTAAACATGAGATGGATGATGTAATTTTTGGATATGGTTCGTTTTGTAGACCTGAATGTGCTGTCGCACATCTTATGAAAGAGAACATAGATGATTCCACGAAATTTGAGAGATATCATTTATTGAATCAAATATATAGCAAGGTTTACAATTATAAAAATAATATTAAGCCTGCCCCAGACCCACATTATTTATTGGATAAATATTTCGGAAATCTTACTATCCAAGAATACAGAAAACTTCTAAAAACAGAACATCTATTATTGGTTATAGATAAACCCATGACTCGTGTCCTACCTGAACTGTTCGAAGATAATGACAATTTTATATTGAATATTTATGGAGATTCTAATGCATCACAAAGCAACACTACTAGTGTATATAAAGTGAAACGACAAAGTGAGAAAAAACCCGGTCCAAGTAAATCCAGTATTATGCGAGATAAATTTGGATTGTCATAGATATTTGCTTTTATCCCTATTACATTGCAATTTTATACTCTTTTTGAATTTAATCAACGAAAAATTGATTGTCGAATATAACTTTCATATTACATTAAAAATACCAATTAATATGTCATCAGCTACCGAAAACTTTATATATATTCAAAAGTTGCCATTTGTAAAGCAACTTTTGAAAGAAAATAAGAAATTGAAACGCCGAACCAAGGAACTTAAACGACTTGTGAGATTAATTTCGAATAACTTACCATTATTCGATTCCAACCGAAAATGCGCATCTAAAAATAAACGAGATGAGGACGAAGATGAGGATATTATTGATCTCACTAGTAACGATGATTATAATGACGACGATACATTTCATGATTTACCATCTATAAAAATTAAGAAAGAAAATATCAGGATTATTATTACCGAAGAAAATACAAAACTTACAGAACAAATCAGAGATGAGGAAGTCCAAGTTGAGGAAGAAGCCGAGGAAGAGGAAGAAGTCCAAGCTGAGGAAGATGAAGAAGTCCAAGCTGAGGAAGATGAAGAAGTCCAAGCTGAGGCTGAGGAAAAGGAAGATGAAGAGGAAGAGGAAGAAGTCCAAGTTGAAGAAGAGGAAGAAGTCCAAGTTGAAGAAGAGGAGGAAGAGGAAGAAGTCCAAGTTGAAGAAGAGGAAGAAGTCCAAGTTGAAGAAGAGGAAGAAGTCCAAGTTGAAGAAGAGGAAGAAGAGGAAGAAGTCCAAGTTGAAGAAGAGGAAGAAGTCCAAGTTGAAGAAGTTGAAGAAGAGGAAGTTGAAGAAGAGGAAGAAGAGGAAGAGGAAGAAGTCCAAGTTGAAGAAGAGGAAGAGGCTCAGGAAGAGGAAGAAGAAGTCCAATCGAAGGAAGAAGAGGAAGAAGTCCAATCGAAGGAAGAAGAGGAAGAAGAGGAAGAAGAGGAAGTATATGAAGTTATAATTAAGGGTAAAACATACTACACATCAAATGAGATTTCAGGTGTAATTTATGGTGTAGATACCAACGGTGATGTTAGCATAGAGGTTGGGTCTTACAAGGATAGTAAACCAGTTTTCAAAAAATAAAATAAACACAAAAAAAATCACTACAAATATATATATTTAAATTTACACACGTTATGGAAAGTCTATAATTTTTTTTTTCGTGTCTTGTTTTGTTTTACTTCGTAATATAAATTCTTGGTCTTTACCCCACCTCGTATTGGTTTGGTAGTGGCAATAGTATCATTTTTTTTTGTGGGTTTGTCTTGTAACATTTTTACGAGAGGATCGTGTTGTATTATATTTTTGTTTTCGTTATTTTGTAATTGTGTAAATTTTATAAACAATAATTCATCTCTGAAGTTACATAAGTCTAAATTATTTTTATTTTGGTCAGTAACCTTTCCGTCAATTAAATCAATATACGTATATATCTCATATTTGGGTATTTTAACATTATTATTATCATAGATTATTCCGAATGTATCCTTTATTGTAATGTTTCTTGGTTCTTGTAATTTATCTATAATATTTTTTGTATCATCAAAGGTAAAATTGTCTTTTTCAATATCGGTAAAGTTTATGTTTTTCTTAAGCAATTCAAAGTCTTTAATAAATAAATTGGATAGTGTCTTGAAATTCTCATTGTTGTATTTGTCGTTACCAAATATAATATTGTTATCATTTATATATTTCTCATTATTTTCTGATATATTGTATTTCTCATTATTCTCGTATAAATCTTTGATTAAGTCCTGAACGGTGCTTGAAATTGAAACTAAATTACTTCCTATTACTATTTTAGATACACGATTTAATTCAATCATAAATTCTCGTGATTCGTGTATGTTGTATGTACTTCTTGTACGTGTAGTATTCATGAATTCATTTATATCAATCACACGTTTCTTCATATTTTCATATTCATTTTTGTCGATTAGCTTTTTAACTGGTCCTTTTTTATTCGTGGGTGCGGGGTCCATTGTGTATTTATCCATATTTAAATAATTATCAGTAATACAATGTTCACTGTCGGGAAACTCTTTTATCCATTCACATCGTAACATAACTAAATGTGCATAAAACAGTCCCATCGCCTGACGAATAGTTACTGTTGATAACGATTGTATTTGACTATTCCAATTTGATACATTCATAAAATACTCCCCTATAGTTTTTATGTCTGATTCGATAATACCTGGAATAGATCCTGAATTTTCAACACCTGATATTATATTCTTTAATTTCGTTTCATTTTCGATTAAATTATTAGATATATTACGTTTTTCTTCTTGTTTCCAAGAATCGAATTCATTATAATTTTTTACTAATCGTTTACTTAGATAATGATTGTATATATCATTTATCCATATTACCTTAGATATTGTATATGGTTTCGATTCAATATTCAAATATGAATAGTTAAGTGTGTTATTCAGTTTTGTTACACTTGCATTTTCAACTGTATTTTCAACTGTATTGAATATATTTCCTGATAATGGATATGTAGTAAACAATAAGTTCAACATCTTATTTATGTTATAATTCAAAATTTTTACATAATATTCATCTGTTTCTTTTTGAAAATTCTTTCGTGCTTTTTCTTTATCCGGTTTATTCATGTTTGTATTATCAACAGACTTGGGCTTATTTGGGTCATCTGATTTACTTATTGAATTCACGTTTTTCGTAAAAACTTCCTTTATAAAAAAAAAATCTAGTATTTCATCATAGGTGCCGAATTTGCCCTTTATTTTAACTGACTTTGTTATATATGGGTATTCATTATACCTTGTTGCGTTCAATGAAGTTCCTACAATATTTTTTGATGTCAATGATATATCATTCTTACCTGGTATATTAGTAGACATCAAAATATTAATTGTATCAATTACAATTTGGTCTTTACTTTCTGACATTCCTATACTATACATCATGTTTTTTTTGCGCGTATTATTTCATATTCACCTCTACACCCTGTTTCTTCGCTCGTTCTAAAACTTCCTTTGCTTTGTTTACTTCTATTTCAGTTACTTTATTGTCCAAGTCTAAATGATATTGCGTAAATGCCTCTGGAATACAACAAAGTTTGCTATCTTCATTACATAAATAATCTACCAAAACTATGAAACCAATTGTAATTAACAATGCCACATATATATCACGAGTCCCCATCCAAGCAATCGCAAATACTAATATCTGTTTACTAAATGTATGTTTCAAATACAATTCTACATTTTTACTTAATTTTAAATTCACGAACCGAGATGCAATATTCAATATTATTATCATCAACCCAGCAAAAATTTTACTATTATTAATAGTTTGGACGTGATTATTTACAACGTTCAATAAATTGTATTGGAACTTCATCTATAACATATTAGAGGAATAAAATTTTCAAATACGCGAACTTTTTTGTCGTTGCAATTCATCTTCTAAAGTTATTTTATTTGCGATTATAGAGAACGCACACTTAGTGTCGCATGGATTACATGCTGGACCAATGAACTTTAATTCGGGGAATACATGTTCGGACATTTCAATATTGACAGGAACACCCTTGTTTAGCAATGCACCTTTAGAACAATTTGTTCTCCTAAACCTGTTTTGGTCTTCTATTAATTCTTTACTGAGTCTATTGTACACCTCCTGATCGTATGGAGTAAACGTCATTTCCCATAAGAATCCTTCAGATATATTTAGCATATGTTCAAAGTTATCCAGCTGATAATAATACATTGTGAGAACACAGACAAAAATGCCTAATATTAAGTCAATACTAGTATAATATATGATGGTGGTTACTGCTAATAATCTGCCTAAACTGGTGTAACTGAATGGTATCATCCTTTCTGGATAGAATACAAAAAGTGCTATTAATAATATCAATACGAAATCAGCAATCATTATACATTTATATCATAAATAATTATTCTACTAATATATTAGAATATGACCTCGTTAAATATGTCAAATTGGGTTCCAGATGGACCATTAAAAAAAAGAGAACCTACTATTCGTCGTCCCGGCGCTAAACCGATTTCGGACGAATATGATATACACGAGTCTATACTAGAAACGGAACAAAATAATAAGGTTATGTCTTCTAAAGTAACCCAGTTACTCAGTAAATTATCAAGTGACAATGACGGCAATAAACTAGCTGATTATGAACCGAATTATCGTCCAGAAATAACTGTTTCTAAAGTTGACCCAGTCGATATTAATCCTCCTCCTCCTCCTCCTTCCAAAGAACCAATGACGGATAAATATTCAGCGAATGATATTAATTTAGCGAATCTTAGTAACTACACACAAACTTATAATTCTCAACCCCTTTTTCAAAAAAAAGACCCATATTATGCTAAAATGGGAGTATCTAGTAGCGGTGATGATAAGCTCATGGAAAAAATAAACTATATGATACACCTCCTAGAACAACAACAAATGGAAAAAACTTCAAATGTTACAGAGGAGTTCATTCTATATGTATTGCTTGGCGTTTTCGTTATATTCACAGTGGATTCATTCACCCGTGCTGGCAAATATGTAAGATAAAAAAAATATAGAACAATATTAGATGGATAATATTGTTTTAATTCTACTCGCTATTTTTAGTGTTTTAATAATTACATACTACATCGTTTTTGGGTATCTTGAGGGTAAAATTTCACTTGTCTATAATACTGATATGAATTTACAAAATATCGATATTGAAGTTTCGAAGTCGGATGAATTCTCTTACGGGATGTGGTTAAATATTAATAAATTAATAACACAAGAAAATACCTTATTTGAACGTAAGGATGAATTAAAAATTTATATTAAAAATAGTGCTCTTAAAATTAATAGAGGTAATAATAACTACGAAATTATGAGTAACTTCCCTCTACAAAAGTGGGTACATGTTATTGTAACTGTGGAAAATATAAAAACTGACAAATCTTTTGTGAATGCTTATATTGATGGTAAGATGGTAAGATCATATCAGATTCCTTATCTAAAAGGTGCAGAAACCAAGGTTGATCTCGGTATTTTAGATGCAAAACTTGTAGGACTGAAACGCTGGAAATATCCATTGAACCCAGCTATGGTTTTAAATGAATATAACTCGACTAAATTAACTGGTCTATATAATTTAGATATAACTCTCATGAAAAATCAAGAATTAGCAAAACGATTTAACGTATTTTAGCGAGAGTTACCCATCTATCCTATTTTATTGATATGAGTGTATTAGAAAGTCCACCCGCGGTTTCTCTAGCTAATACATGGATCACTTTCGGGTAATATACTTCTCGTTCGCTTCCTGCGAGTGTATTCCTATGAATATCTAAACATTTTTGGGAGAACTTGGAATTGCAATCTTTATAATCTGGGTTCTCCTGTTTCCATTCTGCCAACTTTCCCATACTTCTATAAGAAACTGTTTGTATCGCTTTTTGTAGTTTCTTGTCATCTGGTTGTTTGGTCCATGTGTTTTCATCTTTGATGTATATTGTTTCACGTTTCACGTCCGTACAGTGGATAGGGCGCTCGGTTACATCCAGCTGTTTCAAATTATCTAAAAATATCTTTGAAATACCACCTACAAAACCTAGTTGTGCATTGTTCTCCAAGTCCTCGTAGGAAATCTGAATATTATTTATAAAATCAGAGAAATTGATTGCATTCTTACAGGTTTCATTTAAAAATATTTGGATATTGAATTTTTGATTGTTATTATTAGTTTGATGGATTACTGTATTATTATTGATCGGTTTACAGCATTCAATTATTGTTTCTTTATTTTGAAGCATAATCTTAGTAATATTTTCGTTATTTTGTAAAAGAATCGTTTCTATTGTCTTTGAATTTGTATTTGTTTGTTCTACAATGAGATTACGCAATTCTATATTATCATTCAGTAAACGATCGATTATACCAGTTTCACACTTGATTTCATGACGATTAACATTACCTTGGGTAGTATATGTTTTCTTGCATTTTTTACAAGCAAATAAGGTCTGGCGTTTTTCTGAGCCTTTTTGTAATTTCATGTGTTTTTGTGTTGCAATATGTCTATTCCATTTTGATAATGTGCTACATGTTACGTCACACTTTTTACATACAAAATATTGGTGTTTTTCTGGACTATTTATCACTCCTAAATGTTTTTGTGTGGTAAGATGTCTATTCCATTCTGATAATTTATCACTCCTAAATTGGCAAGGTTCACATAAAAATATATCGGCGTTTTTTTCAGACTTTTTCATACTCCTAAATGTGATTTATATGATTGATATTTAGGTCTAAAAAAAACTCCGATAAAATACGCAAAATATTATGCTAACAATATTTTCTATAGATTCGTCATTTTCGCATCATAATGCTGTAAATCGTATTTTCATGATATTTTATTGCCCTGCTTTTACTTTTTGGACATTTTATAAATGTCCGAAAAATATTTCAACCTATTAATAATGATTTGTTTCCCAAGACTTATAAGACTTATTGGATTTCCTACTTAAAGAACGAATCGCTCATAATTCATTTTATTTGTATAAGTTTACTGGAAAGTCCACCTGCGGTTTCTCTAGCTAATACATGGATCACTTTCGGATAGTATACTTCTCGTTCGTTTCCTGCGAGTGTATTTCTATGAATATCTAAACATTTTTGAGAGAACTTGGAATTGCAATCTTTATAATCTGGGTT